GGTCAAGCGTGCCTTCCAGAAGCACCCTCGAAAATCTGAGCTATACCTGTACGCGCCTGACCAAGTGCGCGCCCTTGCGGAGAATGGTCTGGTCGTCCCTGCTCTGCTGTCCTTCGGTTCGCCTGTCGATTGGTCGAAGGTTCAAAGACAACTGACCGCGTGTTTATGACGAAGAGCGTGTGGCTATTTCGTCAAATATATATATCTGTCCGGACTGGACTAAAAAAGAATTTTTGAAAAGTGACCAGTAAGGCACAACTTAGGAGGAAGCCCTACTGGTCGGAAACTGACTGTTTGAATAAACATAAGATTGGCATGATATAGAGTTAAATAATAAATGCAATATATCTTTACTTATCCCATAAAATAACGTAATATAAAATTCTCATTAACAACATTCTAAAGGAGGAATACCATGAGTTTATACGATACAGCTTTAATAACATGCGAGCATACTGACTTGCCTTACATCAATGATGAAGAAAGACTGGGTTACACCAGAGCTTATCTTTATAAAGAGCTAGGGATCTCGGACACCAGATGCGGAGACTTAGCGAAAGCCATTCATCTGTTGCACGGAGCCATGAGCAAATGCGATTACGCAAACATGCAACGGTTCTTTACAGCCTTTGAAGGCGTAGCACCGTTACTGGTTAAGTACGGAGAGCTAGAAGATATGAACACCAACTTTGCTAACAGTAAAGGGGAGGTTTACAAATGAGCTTAAATTACAATCTAACGCAGGTAAGCGACAAAGCGAACCGCGAGAAAAGTGAAGCCATTATCTTTATGTGTATGGCGGTTGGAATGCCTGGCATAACTAAAAAGAATTACGAGGAATTTTATTCCAGAGTAACGCTTTCTAATCTTATCTACGACATACCCACTGTCTTTACAATAGAAGATGTTGCCAGTCACATAGGTCTAACCACCAATGTTGCAAAAAGAAACAGAGTGTCATTCCTTGCCGGTCTTTACAGAGGTTGGACGGATAAACATTACAGAGAGTGGCGCGGAACAAACGGAAAGATAAACGCTACTAAACGATTGTTGGAGGAAGTTTGATTTAATACCCACCCCAAAAGAAAGCCGGATCATGTATCCGGCTTTTTTGTGCGTGTCGCTTGCGTGTGTCTATTATTCCAACACTTCTTCCCTACTACTGGGGAGGTCTGACCCTCAGGTTCCTCATTTCGGGCCATCGATTTATCTGCCTTTCGGAGCATTTTTCGTGCAATTTACCCCCTCGCGGGCGTGTGGCTATTTCGTCAAACATATATATCTATTCTTGAAAAATTTATACTGGTGAAAAATTTTTGATGCACAATAAAAAAAGGGCCACTTATTAGGTGGCCCTGGTTGTTGGTTATTGACCCAGTATCTCGCCGGTGGCTTCTCTGAACTTTCGCTCATCAAAGTTAGGGTTATCATTCTCAAGCATTCGACAAAGGCGGTGCATAAATTCGCCACGATGTAAAACATGTCGCGGCTGACTCATCCAGCGAACAAACCCTGAACTGTCCTTAATGATGCTGGCCAGCTTAATGTAATCTTTTCTAGTCATTTTTCCTCCTATATAATTATTAATGACTGGGCCACTTTACAGGAATAGAAATGAATATACAAATTATCTTGAATTATCTTATAAAGAGAGTAAAATAAATCATGTTCAATTAATAACAATTCTTAAGGAGGAATAACATGGACATAATTACTAAACATTCAGAAGGACAAAGAGAGTATCTTTTCAAGATTTCTGACAAAGACCACGGTTACAACAGTCCTGTTTATTACTGGAATGATGGAGCTGCAAAACCACACTGGCAAAAACTTTGGGCGGGCCACGGCTACCAACACCTTTTGGAAGAGGAACTGGGTTATGACCCATTGGCCAAAAGATGCTGGCACTGCAAAGAGTGCGAGATTACTAACAGGGACGATGATGTTGAGTTGTACTACGAGGACATCGGTAACAAGTTGCCTGTCAGAAGGAACGCTTGTGAGGACCACTGCGATGCTTATTGCATGGAAAAAAATTACACAGATTTATAAGGAGGAGATATGAAATGGCATGAGAAATTCACCGGGCCCGTGACCTTTGGATTCACGTCCGATAAGTTCGGAGAGATCGAGTGGCAGTACGGCAACCAAGAAAAACAGTGGCACCAGACGTGGCAACCAAAACGCAAAGACTTGGTGGTCTTGACTAAACTGTCAGCTGCTGATGAAAAAGAGGTCCTTGACGAAATGATGGTTGAGCTTGAGAAATCAAACCAGCTGGTCAAAGACAGGGCCAACACTCAAGCCAGAGACAGAAGGGCAGACCGAGTGGCTGCCCAAAATTAGTTAAGACTTACTCCACCTTTCCAAAATCTGTTTGTCGCTGTTCCAGAACCAACCTTGGTAACAATTAACTTTGCCGTGCGTTTGACGTTCTGTTGTGTTGCTGAGTGCCATTTTAAGAAAAGATGTCTACGTCTGTAACAGCTCCGCCTTGTGCAAATTTCTTACCAAATTCTAAACTGTATTCTGGTGAACCGGATGAATCAAACCGGGCACCGGCATCAACAAACGTGTTGGGGTTTGGCTGGTATCGAACCCCTAGGTCGCCAGTGGCTCTGCCACGCTCATTTACATTGGCTCCCATCCTAAAGTTGGTGTTATTGGCTATAGGCATCTCTGGGATGCTGTAGTTTAAGTTTGCACCTGACTCAGCACCGAGTCTTGCATCGAACCCTAGTCTGCCGCTGTCTCCAAGAGGCATCGATCTTGAAATGTTGTATTCAGGTGTTGCGTTTCTTAAATTGCCAATCAAAGAACTTTTTAATAAATTGGGTATTGGCAAGCCGTCCAACAATTTTGGCAAAGCAAAGTTGGCCGCTATTTCATCGGTTGGTAAACTGTTCTTTATGTCGTTTTGTAGACTCACATCTAAACCAGACAGACTGAGTGCCTTGTTAAGACCAAATTCTTTTATGGCATCAAACAACGGCATCCCTTGCAGTAAATTGTTTTGTAAACCGCTGAAGTCAGTTTTTTGTTCTGTGAACTTGAGATCACCCAAGATGTTTGATTTGTTCGGTATGTTTAAGTCTTCAATTCCAGCCATCTTCTTTTTTCTGTTTGTATGTGCTCCAGTTCGACTTTATCACATCTAACCAAGCATCCATAGACATGACGGCGATTTTTTGATTGTCCACTTCAAAGTCTGGATTGATGGCGTGTAACGGTATGGCAACTCTGGTGGGCACTCTGTTAAACTTGAAGATAAGAACCGGAATGGTACCTTCAGCGTCAGCTGACGTGCAGACCTGTCGCCACCAATCTGGCTTGTACCAGTTGCCTTCCTTGTAATGCTTGCACTCGATGCTGTGGTATGGAAAACCAGAAATGTCTGCCTGACCGGCCTCCTGATATTGGTCGAGGTTTCGTTTGCAAATAAAATTGAAATTATTTTTTAAAAAAAATTTGTTCAGTATTTTAACGATGTCTCTTTCGTAGCTGGCACCTTTGGTTCGTGAGTTGATTGGCATGGTCAGTATTTTTTTGATATAAATTTTTTTTGTAAAGATGTGCAAACTATAGCATGGGGGTGGTGTCCTGAGTTTTTTTTAGTATCGGGTGTGGCTAACTTAGTTATATTTACCTTGGCCAAGGCAAAACCAATATATGGGGTGTATGGGGTCAAGAATGAGGCCCGTCCTAGGCAAAAACTGGGTCCTAGGGACTCCAATGTAACCCTTGTGAGCACACCGTATTCATTAGTGCACATACTTGTATGTTAATACATACGTCTAAGCTATTGATTCTATTAGGGTTTTAGGCTTTTCTTGAATTTATCTGTTTTTTTCAGGGCCCGCTGGAGAAAAGGTCCAAAACTAAGTTGCCTACCTTATTTATCTGTAGGCGAGTAGTCATCAATGTCAGCACCTAATAGCTTGGACAATCTTTCCTTGATGTCGTCCTTGCTCATCTTATCCATTGACGCATTGATGTTGATGTTCTGCGATCTGTTGATGGACAAACCAGCGAGTTGGTTCAGCTCTTTGATGGCTGACACAGCTGCGTTGAGCTGTCCTCTTTCATACGCTTGCTCTGTTATCTTCCACAACATGCTGCCGGTCTTGGCTGGTGTGATGGCGTACTTCTCTCGCAGTTCGTCTTGCTTAACTCTTATAGCCTTAACCACATTAGGGTAGTCCTTGCCGTTCAAGAACTTGTTGGCTGCTTGTGCCGGGAACTCAAACTTGGCTTTGCGAGCTGCTTCTGTCTGGCCACAAGCACCTTCGGTATAGTGCCACACAAAGGACGACTGCATCTCAGTCAGTCCGAACTCGTCATCCTTCTCGAACTGTGTCGGTGTCTTTACCAACTCTTGTTTTGGTTTCTTTGGTCTGCCTCTTGTTGCCATGTTATTCCTCTACGAAGGCCATGAACTTTCCTTCGTCTAATTTTATTATTGCTACCACGTCTTGTCCTTTCATTTTCCTAACCACTCCTGAGTAATTTTTAACCGCCAACACAACTGCCTTGATGTTGTAATTGTCATCACTTGTTCTTATTGTTATTGATTGCAAGTTACTCATAAATTATACCCAACAGTGTAAGGGGGCAGTGTATAGCACTCAAACTCTTTCTTATGGTGTTCTCTCCCTGTTGTACTGTAACCATGATTAATAGTTATATATATAATATAGATACACTAATACACTAACAGTAGTAATAGCCTTATAAATAAAGGAAAGTTCGACAGGGTAGCATTTTTTTAGCATACACTGTTTAGTGTAAGCACCCCGCCCTACTATACTTATATACACACATTCCTCCACATTACCACACACACACCCACCACACTCTTCTATCACAACAGGGTAGGCTACCCTTGCCCATCCCTTATCTTAATGCTCAGACTCGCTCGTATTCCATTGTCGTTTAGCAATCTTTTTATGACTTCTAGTTGTTTGCCCTCCCGTCTCACGACCTCACCGGCTTGCACCGTCAAGACGTGCATGTAGTCCTTGTTCTTATTATCAGGCAACGACACCATGACAATCGAATCACACCCCGGACAACTTAAATTGGTGTCCATGACGAAACCGTCATCCTCACTGTCGTGATCTCCACCCCATATCAACGTCTCACTGCAATGCCAACACTTCATGTTTCCTCCTGTTCTAATCCAGTTCTAATTTTATTCACCGTATAAACTTCTTTATTCTGCATATAAATCAATGCTCTTGTAACTTGCTCTCGTAACTTCTCTTGATCTCTTCTAGTCGGTATTGCACAAGCATCACAATCACATGTAGCCAAACTTGATGTGCCTATTATGGGTTGTTGATATCCTTTACACTTCATGTTTCCTCCTTCTTATCAAACAAC